AATTGCGATGCAAATGTATAAAGACGAATGGCGCCCAGACTATATAGTGGGAATTACTCGTGGCGGTTTGATACCAGCAGTATTGCTTTCACATGTTACTGATATCCCGATGCATACATTATGTGTTCAATTAGAGTCAGATGGCTTGGAAGAGAACACAGAACATAACGCCATTATGGCAACCGATGCTTTACGAGATAACAAGAAGATTCTTATCATTGATGATATCAATCGTGGCGGTGATGCGATTCGATGGATTATGGATGATTGGCAGGATGCTATGAACATGTCAGATGATGAACAATCAGAAGCATGGCATAATAATGTAAGATTTGCATCACTGATTGATAATCCAAATAATCAAGTAGCAATGGATTACTGTAGTTCTGAAATTGATTTAGATGAAGATGATGTTTGGGTAGAATTCCCATGGGAAAGTAACTAAACATAATGAACTTAGTACCGAGATATCCCAAAAGAACTCAGGAAAGACTTGCTAGACTTCGCGCACTGGTTGTTAAGAAAGAAGTCAAAAGACGATTCCCATCTGATTATAGCAATGAAGAGTATTTGCAATGGACTGCTATGTCGTGTGTTACGGTACAATATGATAACGCTCCGTTGATAAAGGGTACAGGACATCTAACACAGTTAGTAGACTGGTGTGATGATAATTGTAACGGAGTATACGTCATAGCCAGAGGTGAAAAAGTGTATTTCAAAGAAGAGACAGACGCGGCAATATTTGCCTTGGTATGGAAATGAATATAGTAAAAACAGACATAGATATTGATGTAGTTAGCCGAGATAATGTGTTAGTTCACTTTGAGCATATTCCTGCGTATATGAAGAAAAACAATGAAAAGCATAAAAGTGGAGTATATCTTCAACCTATTCCATATGACCAATTAACTGGTTTAGCATCTATTGATTATAAGGAAGCAGAGGATCGTGGTTACTTTAAATTAGATTTCTTGAACAATAGTGTGTACACTGGAATCAAAGATGAAGCACATTTACAGAAACTTCTCAATGAAGAACCTGTGTGGGATTTGTTACAACATCAGGCTGTTGTTGAAAAGTTAGCACATGTACATCAGTATATTGATATTTTGAATACACTAAAACCAACTAGTGTTGAAGGACTTGCGGAAGTGCTTGCCATTATTCGCCCTGCGAAAAGATACTTATTGAAAAGCACTGCAAGTGAAATTAAGAAAGCGGTTTGGACGAAACCATCAGACGGGTCATATTATTTCAAGAAAGCCCACGCAATAGCATACGCAGTAAGTATTGTGGTACAACTTAATCTATTTTGCGAACAAGTTGAATCGAACGCCGTTTAATTCTTTTTTGTATAATATTTGTTAGACTTGTCTCTGGTCCCCATAGTACTTCGCAATCTTTAGAGTTCATATTGAGAATACAACCTCTAAAGGGTTCTATCTGTTCTCGCAGAAATAGATTTATAGGAATCAATCTGTTAGATTCCCACCACCATTGCTCACCAAGTTCTATGAAATATTTTCTAGTCTCTGGACTATCAAGCATTTCAAAGTTGTACATTGAGGTTATCGTTGTGTCGCTGTTTATAATGATGCCAAGATATTCTGTATATTCTTTTTTATTGCCATATTTCACGCAAGAAAAGAATGGATAGTTATCCTGGAACCACTGTATTTTGTTTTCATCAATCATATAAATATATTTATCATAAAATAAATTCGCTCTCTGGAAGATAAATACATATATGATAAACTTTAACTTATACCAATACCAAAGAGAAATAGAAATTGTTGTTGTCGATAGCGACAATCATACGACTATGACTCAATACCTGGGGAATATGCCAATGTATGATACAACTCATAAACTACATAAGGGGATAGATAATGCCCTTAGATTCAAATTTAGAGACACAGATAGAAAGTCTATAAACCTTACTAATAAAACTGTTATATGGAAAATGTATGACAGAGATTCGAGAGAAAATGTATTGTTTAGATATTTGACTGTGACTAACGCAACTAAAGGATTGGCAAAGTTAGAAATACCAACATCGGATACTGTAATGCTTCCAGAAGGATTCTATCAGTTCGCGATGTATACTGTCGAAGATGGTGTAGAGCAAATAGTTTATACTGATACGAATGATAATGCGCATGGTACTATAGAAGTTGTTGATGATGTTTATCCAGAATTTGAAGATTCTCAGACCTCTAGTACTTTTTGGAACGATGGCACTAAGAATATTTCAACTGTTTTCGATGGTTCTGGTAATACTATCAAATCAAAATCATTACATACGGTAGCATTGTATTTTACGGGATTCACAGGAGTCATTAAGTTAGAAGGTGATTTAAGTGAAAGTCCTAGTTCAAGTGATAATGATTGGTTTGACTTAACTCCAAGACTTATGTATGATCCATCTATTACGATCAATAATGAAACTGGTGTACAGGGTTATGTTATTCAAGCAAACGTTAACTGGTTAAGAGTTACATATCTTAGTACCGCAACTGGAACGATAGATAAAGTATTAGTGAGAAACTAATAACAAGCACTTGACTTTTTGCTTCCAATGTAGTATCATGTCTATATGGAACTACAACAAACTGTTTACTCATTTATACCCGGAAAGACCCGACAAAGTTCGGGCGGATGGCTTAGTTTCAATTGTCCCTGTTGTTTAGAACAAGGCGAGAGTAGTTCAGATAAGCGAATGAGAGGTGGATTGAAGACTGAGGCAGCATTGATTTCGTATCATTGTTTCAACTGTGGTCTCACAGCCTCACACAGAACTGGCCATGTAATTAATAAAAACTTCGTTAAGTTCATGCGGTCTCTAGGAGTCCCAGAAGGCGAAATAAAAAGATTACAGATATCAAGTATCAGAGAAAAAGAATTATCTGAAGGACCGTGGGTATTCACATCACGGACTACAGTAACAAGAATCCCGTCATTCCCAGGCATGAAACTGCCCGAGAATTCAGAACCATTAGAAGATATATTAAACAGAGAATCGCCGCCAGAACAAGCAATCATGGCAGCAAAATATCTCCTTGATAGAGGAGTGTATGACTTTGTTGATACATATTGGAGCAGTTCGTTTGGATTTAAGAATCGTATAATATTTCCATTCAAGCAAGGTGACAGAATAGTTGGTTATACTGGAAGAGATATAACTGGTAATGCCGAATCTAAATATATGATGAAGCAACCAAAAGACTTCTTATATAACAGTGACAAAATTAAAGAAGATAGAACATTTTTGATTGTAGTTGAGGGAATTATTGACGCGGCAGTATTAGATTGTGTTGCGATAATGACAAACGAAGCATCTCAAAAACAAATCGACTATATTAATCAGTTTAAAGGTGAAGTAATTGTATGTCCTGACAGGGATAATGCAGGCAAGAAGTTAATTCATCAAGCGCAAGAAAATGGTTGGAGTGTATCATTTCCAATCTGGCAAGACCATGTAAAAGATGCGGCAGATTCCGTGAATGAATATGGAAAATTTTATACCTTGAAGTCTATCATTGATGGGCGCATAAGTAATAGTACAAAGATAAGCGTAAAGACACGCATAATGAATTAAAAGTGGGTTACCCAAACTATCGCGCAAAGAAGCGTAGGAGCAAAGATAATATGAGAAGCAAAAATACGAACGTAATACCATTACCAAAAGAAAAACCAGCACCACCACAAATGCCACAAATGCCACCACCACCATCACCGCCAAAGCCACCAGGCGAACATATGCGTGAGAATGGTGTATTGTTCATGGATAAAGATTTCAATCAAGAAAATTGTATGCCAATCGTTAAGATGATTATGGAATACAATCTAATGCCAGAATCAGACGCACCAAAAATCATTCACTTGTATATCAATTCACCTGGTGGATATGTTGACAGTTGTATGCATCTAATTGATGTAGTCAAGCAATCGCGTATTCCAGTGTATACATATGGCATGGGTTCAATCGCATCTTGTGGCGTAATGTTAATGATGGCAGGTATTAAAGGACATCGTTATTTAACACAGAACACAGCAGTAATGTCGCACGAATTTAGTGGTGGCACACGTGGTCAGTATCACGATATGATTGACGCACAAACACACATGGAATGGACAAACTTAAAACTTCTTGAGCATTATATTAAATGTACAGGAAAGAAAGAATTGTATATCAGAAAGCATTTATTAGCACCTAAGACAGACCATTGGTTAACACCAGAAGAAGCAGTTAGACATGGTATTGCCGATGTTGTTGTTGAAACATATTAAATATTAGGAAAATAGATGTCAGAAGTTAAGAACTATTCAGCAGATCTACAAAAATTATTTGTACAGTTCATGCTCACAGATCCTCAGTTATTCACTAGGGTCATAGGAATAATTGATTCAGTTCATTTCGATAGAGAATGTCGAGAAGTAGTTGCGTATCTTGTCGATTATAGTGACGAGTATAACACTTTGCCATCTCTTGAGATGATAAAAGCAGAAACTGGACAGTCAATAGAAACGCTTGATAATGTAGCACAACATAGTGATTGGTTCATTGATGAATTTGAAACATTCTGTCGTCATAAAGCAATTGAACGAGCAATCGTCAATAGTGCTGACTTACTCGAAGAGGGTAAATATGGCGAAGTAGAATCTACAATCAAAGAGGCAGTTCAGATATCTTTAGCAAGGTCATTGGGCACAGATTACTTCGATGACCCACGAACTCGTCTTGAGAAACTAAAAGATAACAATGGACAAATCACTACAGGTTGGAAAGACTTAGACCATAAACTTTATGGCGGCATCAACCGAGGCGAAGTAACAATCTTCGCTGGTGGTTCTGGTTCTGGTAAATCATTGTTCATGCAGAATATGGCATTGAACTGGGCATTAGCAGGAATGAATTGCGTTTATGTCACACTGGAATTATCAGAAGATTTGTCTGCAATGCGTATTGACGCAATGGCAACTGACCGAGGTACGAAACGTATCTTTAAAGAACTTGACGATGTTGAATTACAAGTTAAGACATTAGGCAAGAAGTCGGGAATGCTACGAATCAAGTATCTATCTTCTGGTTCATCAATCAATGATGTCCGTGCTTACTTGAAAGAACTTCAGATAGTAACAGGAAAAACTGTTGATTGTTTATGTATTGACTACTTAGACCTATTAATGCCAGCAACGAAGAAAGTTGACCCAGGCGATATGTTTATTAAAGACAAATATGTTACCGAAGAGATTCGTAACTTCGCAATGGAATCACAAACAGTAGTTGTAACCGCATCACAGTTAAACCGTTCAGCAGTAGAAGAAATTGAATTTGACCATTCTCATATTGCTGGTGGTATCTCTAAGATTCAAACAGCGGATAACGTGATTGGTATCTTTACAAGTAACGCAATGAGAGAACGTGGACAATATCAATTACAATTATTGAAAACACGTAGTTCAAGTGGTGTTGGTTCTAAAGTAAATCTCGTATTTGATAGAGATAGTTTACGAATTAGTGATTCAGACTTAAATGATGAAGATTTGGGTGTTGGAAATCAAGATTCGCAGACTTCAAAAGTGATAGATAATCTGAAAAGAAAAACTAATGTAACTGAAACTCCAAAAGACTCTGCTATACCACCCGAAAAGACTGGTTCAGCACTGAGTTTACGAGCAATGGTAAAGTCAAAAAAAGCATCCCCATTTGACGACAATTGATAAATACTGTAATGGAAAACGATATGAATAAACCACGTAGAAGTCTATTTGAAGAACTGAATTCAATGGCAATCTCGTCAAATGAACCCGAACGCTTTGTTGAACAAAAAGGCGAACATATAATTGCGGGCGCATTAAACTTGATTGAGTTTATAGAACGAGAGTTTAATGAAGATGTTGCTACAGATTTGACAAAACGTTTTATCAATAGTATTCGCACGGGAGACCTGAGAAAGTTCAAGCGAGGAATTAATCAGGCAAAGAAAAAAGATGACATTTGAAGAACAAATAAAAGAGTTAAAAGTTCTTTCGGGAATTTATACTCCGTATAAGACTGATGAAGTTAAGCAAGAGAATATCTCTTACACTGGAACGGAAAAGTCTAAGCATCAAAAGAAGAATAACATTCAGCCAGGAACAGACGAATGGTTTAAATTGTGGTTTGCTCGCCCTCATTTAACCGGCGAAGATCCGTACGGTAAGGAATAGATATGAAGATTAGAGAAATTATACTAGGTAAAGGCAGACAACGAAAATTTCGTAGTTCAAGAAAACCTAGACATGAGCCAGTAGGATTACACCAGAAGATACAAGATATTGTTTCTGGTGTTAAGTCAACTGTCGAAGAAGCCAAAGAAGGCGCAAGAATTCAGCATATTGAAGACTTGGTAATATGGGACGGCGCCAAGGGCGGTGTAGAATCAATTCAAAAATTACATCAAATAGAATCTTCGCCATCATCTATCAGTATCAAATGGGATGGCTCACCAGCCGTCATCTTTGGTAGAAATGAACAAGGTCAATTTGTACTAACAGATAAGAGTGGTTTTGGTGCTAAAGGCTACAATGGAAAAGTCACAAGTGGTGAAGACTTAGAGAAAATGTTTCTAGGTAGAGCCAAAGGTGAGATAGAAGATAGTAGACGTGAATTCGCATCAACTATGAAAGGTATTTGGGACACAGTAGAAAGTGTATTCCCTGCTGATTTTAGAGGATACTTACATGGAGACTTATTATGGTTCTCTACTCCACTATCAAAAGATGGAAGATTAGTATTCAAGCCAAATGTAACTACATATTCAGTAGATGCTAAGAGTGATATTGGTCAAAAGATTACAAAGTTTGATGTAGGCATTGTCGTGCATCAGGCTATCGATTTAGAAGGAAACAAAGAGTCAGTAGATATGGGTAAACTTACGAGTGGCAGAACATTCATTATGCCACCTGTATTAGTTTCTAAGTCTCCGGGCATTGATGTGCCAGAAATAGACAGATTAGAAAGTTATTTAAAAGCAAATGCTTCTGCGATTGATACATTGTTAGCAGTACCGCCAGAGCAAAAAATGGCAGACTTTGGTAACATTCTTTATACATATATTAATAACAGTGTTAAAGCAGGTAACTTAGACGGACTAGGAACACACTTTACTGCTTGGGTTGAGTCATCAAAACTAAGTGGACCAAAGAAAGAACGAGTAATGGCATGGGTAGAACAGAACAGTGATGGATTTAAAGCAATATTTGAATTCATCAAAGGTGTTATGACAGTAAAGAACACAATTATAAAAGCATTAGATTCACAATCAGCAGACATCGAAGCCAGCACAAATGGCGAAAAGGGTGGCGAAGGATATGTAATCGGTAAAGACGTAAAATTAGTAAATCGAGCAGGATTTACGGCAGCAAACATGAGGCAAGAGAGATAACTTTTTTTAACTACTAATAATAAGATCATGGGTAAAAGGAATGTACCACACGTAATACCAAGGAAAAGAGGATTTAAAGCAAGTAAGAAAGATATGAGTCATGGTACTCATACAGCAAAGCGTCATCCAAACAGTAAGAGAGTTACTAGCGGAGCGATGAAGTAAGATAAATACTATTAGATTAACGCATACATGAGGGAGAAGTTTATGCTGAAAGAGTCTAAAAAACATCTGAACGATGTTGATATGACATATTGGTCACACTTTGTGTATGCTTCTAAGTTTATATTTAAGTTAAAAAAGATAGAATTGGCATTATTGATACATATGTTTTTGCCAGTGTATTTTGAACAATACGCAAGTAAGCAAATCATTGCACTTGCTAAATTAATGGAAGAAAAGAACAATGAGCAGTAAGTTAAAACTCGTCAACACATTATCTGAGAGCAGATTGTTTAGAACCAAAAAGATGGCATCTGATGTTAATATCAACGATGCGGCTGATTTAGTTTTTGTTCACTTTCTTGTATTGAATATCTTTAATAAAGATTACGACTTTGCTCCATTAGCCTCTAATATAGCAGGGCGCACAATGTCTTTTAGAAATTTTGATTATTTCAGAACAAACGGAACTGATTTGTACATGGCTCTTAACCGCTTAATGGGTAAAGACAATGATATTGGTGACGATGAGAAAGATGAGATAGCATTAGAAAGAATTTCAATCAATAAGCCAGATGTTTTGCGATTTTTACTTCATTTTTCTAACAATAAGGTAGACAGATCATTTGAACAACGTATGTTGTTGCGCTTCCAAGGACAACTTAACGTTCAAGACGGCATGTTAAAATCAGTTCGTAGATTAGTTGGTGATTGGGATAACTTGAGTCAAAATCAAAAAGCATTAGTAGTGACACGTCTAGTTCAATGGATGCGTAGAAAAG